TAAAATTGCTGCTCTTAACACTCAAGCTGCTGAAGCACAAGTTAAAAAATCTGAAGAAGTTATGGATATGGAAGCACATTATAACAAAAAATCAGATCAAGACAAAGAAACGAAACAACTATCCAAATTAGCTCAATATAGACATGAAATATCAGGTGGTGGCGGCGAAACTGCTGACACTGATCATATAAGTGATAAGGCTATTCCTAGTGAAGAAGAGGAAGAAGTTAAAGTTTCTGGTAGATTTTTAAATGCAGCATTGACTTCATTAATGCGTGATAGAGCTAGACGTTAAGGAAAACTCATGAAAAAGAATACATTAATGGAATATTTGTTAACAGAACTTACTATAGATGTTGATCCAAACGATCCAAATTCTATATTAAATGTTAAACAGAAAGTAGCACAAGCTAAACAAAATCCTCAACGAGCTGCTCGTGAACAGGGTATTAATGCTAAAGACGAATTGAGAACTGCTCAAAAGTCTGAAGGTAGTCCTACTAAAGTATTGGATGTTAAGATTGCTAAATTAAAACAGCAATTATCTACATTACAAAACCAAAAAATGACAATAGCTAAAAGAGCTGAAAAACAAGTAGAATCAGTTGTTTATCCTGAAGATATTTGTGAAGTTGTTTATACTGATGAGCATGATAATATTTTACATGAGGGGTCTATATTATCAGAATCTGCTATTCAAGCTTTCAAACGTACTGGCAATGTTATTAAACGTCAATATCGTTGTACAAGTGGTAGAAAATCTGGTAAAGTTGTTGCTAATCCAAATGATTGCAATAAAAGAAAAAACCCAAAACTTGTTAAAGCTGGCAGAATTTCTGCTAGAAAAAGTAAAGCAATACGAGTTTCTAAAACTAAAATTTCTAAAAATAAATCAATTAGCAAAATGGTTACTAACCTAAATAGAAAGTTGAAAGGATAATATGGATTTGCAAACACACTTTAAAACTCAATTAAATGAAATGCCTGTTATTGATGCTAAAGCCGCTTATAAAGAATTAGTTAAACATATCCAAGGAGCCAAATCATCGGTTTCTGGTGCTATTGAATCATATCAAACAGGTGGTAGATATGGAAAAATGTTTAATACATTAGGTAAAAGCAAAGATAGAGAAGCTATAATTGAAGCTTTCAAATTAGTACAAGAAGAATTAAATAGAGTAAATGTTTAACCATATACCAGTAGAAAAATTTGATATAAAATCGAAAACTGGCCCAAGAGGTAGATTCTATAGTATTGATAAAGATACAAAATATCCATCAATAACTACAGTGCTAGGTGGTACTGAAGATACTCAATGGTTAGAAGATTGGCGTAATATGTTAGGTCCTAAAAAGGCCGATAAAGAATCTAAACGATGTGCTAATAGAGGTACTGCTGTTCATAAGTTATGTGAAGATCATCTTAGTAATATAGAAAATTATACAGATGGTCATGATATTGAAAATGTTAAACTTTTCAATCAATTAAAGTTTAAACTTAATAAAGTTGATAATATTAAGGCTTTAGAAATAGTATTATTTTCAAAAGTATTAGGTGTAGCTGGAAGAACTGATTGTATAGGTGAGTATAACGGTATATCAAGTGTTATAGATTTTAAAACATCAAATAAAGTAAAGATTAAAGATAATATTGAAAATTATTTTTTACAAGCAGCATTTTATGCTATAGCTTATAATGAGATGTACAAAGATAGTATAAAACAACTTGTAATATTAATAGCTGTTGAAAAATCAATTATGCCTCAGATCTTTACCAAAGAATTGGATAAAGAATTGATAAATAAGTTATTAATAAGAATAAAAAAATTTAAAGGATAAAAAATGATTAACGATAATACAATTGGATATAATGTGGAAATTGTCCTTAAAGGATTTAATGGAAACAAAGATATCAAAGCAAAAATTGATACTGGTGCTGACATGAGTTCACTGCATGCGAACAATGTTAAGATCAAAGGTAAAACAATTGAATTCGACTTTGGTGATAGACATGTTACTATGCCTTTAGGTGGATATCAAAGAGTTAAAACTGCTGATGGCGGCATTGAAAATAGACCTATTGTTAAATTTTCTGTTGAAGTTCCAAAACCTGGCACTGATAAAGATATTGTTATTAACAACTTAGCATTCACTCTTAATGATAGATCTGACATGGATGATAGAATTTTATTAGGTTTAAACTTTATTGAAGCTGGTAATTTTACTATTGCGTCTGATGCTTCTAGTCCTAAAGATATTGTTGAAACACAAATAGTAAATAATTCTAAGACAGAAGTTATAAATAATATAATACATCTTATTGAATCAAATGACATTTCATTAGATGACTTATTATACATGAAAAGGAATAGATAATGACATTATTAAAAGAAATGGTTGATTCTAAAAAATTAACTGAAGCAACTGATGAAGCAACCGAAAATTTTTGGACATCATTTGATGACGCTGCAGTCAAAAATGCTGAAGAAAAATTAGAGCAACTATTAACAAGTTTAGTTAAAGTACCAGTTGATTTACAAATTAGCAAATCTCCAAGAGGCAGATTTGATAAAGTAGGTTTAACTGTTGATTCAAATAACTTAGCTACTAAAATGACACCTAGAATGTTTAAAACACTTAAAATTTCTGATTTTGGTGGAAACATTACAGATGATGGTTACTATTGGTTACCATTACATTATGAATATCAACACATTGACGGTGGTTCTAATGGAACAAGTATTGCTGATGTATTTTTAAGTTCTGATGGTTCAATATTCAAAACAAACACAAAATTTAAATAAGGAAATACAATGAAATTAGAAAGACTATTAGAATTAGCTGGAACACAGTTAAATGAATTAGATGGTATAGAAGTAACACATAATAAAGATAATATTCAATCTTTAAAAGCTAAACTGAAAAAGGCTAACGTTGATGTTAGTAACATGACTGATGATATGGTATTAAAATTCGCCAATAAAATGGACGAAATTACTATTGAAGGCTTAAAGTCTAAAGGTATGTTAAAAGAACAAACAGAAGATTAATGAAATCACCCTTTATAGTTGAAAGAGATTTTATATCTCCTCATATGTGTGAGGATATAGTTGATTCTCTTAACTTTATACAACCTGATGTAGATATAAACGGAACTCCAATGCCTTCATTAAAATATAATGAAGACTTGGAAGAAGTTATATTTGATGCTCTTCAAAAATCTTTACCAATTTTTGAAGAGCATTTTAGTGTTAAGTATAAAGGTACATCTGATATGACCTTTGAATTTTTACCACATGGATGTAAAGGTACAATTCCTAAAGCTGGTAATAGTTCATTTATTAATAATAGATGGGTAAAAACTAAAAATAATGATTTTACTGGAATTATATTCTTATCGGACTATAATGATAAGCCGCCATTCTCTGATGAGTTTGAAATATATGGTGGTAAACTTGAATTCAAACAACATGAGTTTGGCTTTAATCCAGAACGTGGTACACTAATATTATTTCCATCGGCACCCAATTTTGTATATAAATTTTCAGAAGTTTTAATGGGCAATGGATATTTTATTAAATTTAACGTTACATGTGAAGAACAATTTGTATATAATAGATTACAATTTCCCGGTAATTACTTAACCTGGTTTCAAGAAATAGGATAAAAATGACTTTAATAAAAGAAGTATTATCAGAATCTGATGATTTTATAACAATTTTAAATCATTTAGATAACAATAGTGGTCAAATAGAAGATTGGAAAGATCAAACTAAAGTTATATCCAGAGCTGTTCATGATAACATTATAAAATTGAAAAAATTTAGAATGGATACGCCACCTATACAAGTAGGTCAAAACTTCTTCTATAAAATTAAATTTGAAACTGCTGCTGGCGATACAAAATGGTTAATATTTTCTGAAACTGCTGAAGTTGCTGAATTTTTCGAATCTGAACCTTCTAACGAACTGATTAACGGATATTCATAATATGAGAAAAATATTATTAGTTTTATTATTATGTTCCGGATCTGCTTCTGCTGCTATAAAATCTAAGTCACCTATTCCATTTGGATTAAGTGAAGCTGAATGTATGGCTCTTAATATGTACTATGAGGCAAGAGCTGAAAGAACTGTTAAAAATATTGCTGCTGTTGGTCATGTTACAATGTGGCGTAAAAAATCTAAACATTGGCCTAATACTGTATGTGATGTAGTATATCAGCAACGATTAAATAAATATGGTAAATGGATACCAATGTATTCATGGACTAAAGATGGTGAATCAGATATACCAAAACAATTTAAATCATATAATAAATGTTTAAAAGTTGCTATGATGGTACTAAATGGAATGATTGCCGATAATACTTATAGAGCAACACACTATCATAATACTTCTGTTAACCCATATTGGGCAGGATCATTAATAAAAACTGTCCAATTGGGCAATCATATATTTTATAAATAAGGAAATAAAATGACACTACTAAAAGAAATAATAGGATTAAATGAATCAGCTTTACATAAACCTGGTGAGTTTTTAACTTCTAAATTTGAAAATGATTCATTTTTCAATAAAGTATCGGCTGATATGAAAGATGCTGGTATAAATTTTACAACAGATAAAGGCCAAGATCCTAAGTATTTTTACGCTCTTACGGCCCATAGTAAAAATTTAGATACAGGTAAACCTTGGACAATAGTCGAAATAAAGGAATATCTTGATTATGTAAATTGGATTATTGGTGATATACCTGCTGATGCTAATATATAAAAATAATATTATATGGATATAGATGAAAACTATATTATCTATATATTTTATCGTTAAAACTTAAAGAAATCAGATAGGTCTTCTAATAGAGACTTATCTCGATCACCCATATCTTCTGGATTCTTTCTTGCTCTAGTTATTGCTTTCAAAATTTCATTTTCAGTGAATAGAGCACCTTTAATAGTATTATCAGCAAATTCAATATAACATGGTTGATATCTATCAGTTTCTCCAAATTTATGATCTTCATTATCTACTCTTTCAGACAACTTGATATAAGATACTACTTCATTTTTTTCCGACATTATAAATCTCCTTAATAAAATAGTATTTATATTTTACAGATACACTATACCGTTGATATAATATTATTTTTAATAACAACGGAGACATACATGTCAAATATTATAGTACCAACAAATCCTAATGACATCACTAAATTAAAGCAAATGATTAATGCCGCAGTAGATTGCATGGCTAGAATCGATTCTGAAAATGAAGCCAAAAAAGAAATCATTGAAGAAATTGTTGAACAATTTGAAGTTCCTAAAAAATTAGTTAACAAAGCAATTCGTACTCAACATAAATTAAATTTCAGTGAACAAGCTACCGAAGCTGAAGACTTCGAATTATTATACGAAACCCTATACGGCGCAGTAGACGACGAATAAATGAGTTATATCACAGCCCAACGTATTAAAGAGAAAGTTTTAGTATGGGAACGTGGCGATGACGGTGTAAGACAATGCATAGACTATAAGGCACCATGGTATTTTTACACTGAAAGTGATTCAGGTGACTATACCAATATATATGGTGATAAGCTTATCAAACATGTTTTTGATTCAAGAAAAGAATTCTTAAATGCTAAAAACGCTCATGTTAAGTATAGACATCGAAATGGAACTATTATAGGTGGTAATACTTATGAAGATATACAAGCAGATGATAGGCGTAGTAGAGATTTTGATGAAGATGATAGTAGAAGTAAAAACTACAGAAAAATATCTACTGAATATGAATCTGACATTATACCTGAACTAAAAATATTATCTGATAAATATTATCGCAAAAAGGCTCCAAAATTACACATAACTGGATATGATATTGAGGTTGATTATGATCCAACTGTAGGTTTTCCAAGACCTGTTATGGAATTTAATCCTGAAGATTATCAGGGAGATTTCGAAAGAGTTATGGATACGCCATATGCTCCTATAAACTCCATATCGATTTATAATTTTTGGGAAAATAAAAATTATCTTATAGCAATTCCACCTGATGGTTTAGATGCTGATGATATTGATGTTGATAAATTTATGGAAGAGATTCAAGAAATTGAACCTTTAGATTTGCCAACAACTTTAGAATTTGTTAATACTGAACGAGAATTATTATTACGATATTTAGATATTATTGATGATTCTGATATGGTATTTGGTTGGAACTCTGATACTTTTGATAATCCATATGTTGCTCAAAGAATTGAAATAGTTCTAGGTACATCATTTTACAATAGATTGTCATTTAGAGAAGCACGAAATCCAGTATATAAATCAGTTGAAATGTTTGGTGAAGATAGACCTACTATAGAAACATTTGGTAGAGTATCAACAGATTATCTTGACATTTATAAGAAATTTACGTTTGAAGAACAACCTAGCTATAAATTAGAATCTATAGCTGAACTAGAATTACCAAAAATGCGAAAATTGGAATATTCTGGTTCTCTTTATGAATTATATCGCCAAGATTTTCAAAAATTTGTTCGTTATAATATTCGAGATACTGAAATTCTATACGGTTTCGAAGATAAACTTGGATTTATTCAACTTGCAAATGAAATGTATCATGATGTTACTGGTTTATTTAAACATGTTTTTGGTACATTAAAAAGTACTGAATGTGCACTAATAAATTATTGTCATCATGAAGCTGGCGATATTAAAGTAGAAGATAATAAACAAAAACCGCCAAGTGAAGATGAAGATGGTAATAAAATTGCAGAAGAAACTATTGATGGAGCATATGTACTTGAACCTAGAGTAGGTCAACATGATAAACTTGCATCAGTAGATATTACTTCTCTATATCCTAAAACTATAGAATCTAATAATATTAGTCCTGAAACTATCATTGGACAATTACCTGGCAAAAAAGAAGATTATTTTAGGATTAAAAATAAATCTAGTGAAGTAGTAGTCTTAGAGTTTGATGATCACTTTTTAGATTTAAAAGGTAAACGTTTAGAATTTGCTGCACATGAATGGCCTAAAGTATTCTTGGAAAATAATTGGTCTATATCTGCATATGGTACAATTTTTAATCTTAAAACTAAAGGAATATTACCATCATTATTGAGCGACTGGTTTGTAAGTCGTAAAGAACTTAAAGGTAAAGCATTCCAATATTATAAAGATTCTGAAGTTGAAACTGATCCAGTCAAAAAGGCTGAATTATTAGAACTATCTACGTACTATGATCGATTACAGTTGGTGAAAAAAATTCAACTTAATAGTGCATATGGAGCTCTTTGTAATAAGTACTTTAAATTCTATGATTTAAGATTAGGTTCATCTACTACAGCTACAGGTCAAGAATTACTTAAACATCAAACAGCAGAAACCAATCGATTATTGACTGGTGAATATGATATGAGAGGTGACTCTATTATATATGGTGACACTGATTCAACATATTTTAAAACATATGCGCCCGATATTGAAACTGCTACTAAAGTTGGTGATGCCGTTGGTAAAAAAGTAAATCAATCATTTCCTAAATTTATGAGAGAATCATTCTTTTGTACTGAGGATTATGATAAATTTATTGAAACTGACAGAGAAATCATTGGTAGTTCTGGTATATTTATCGCTAAAAAACTTTACATTATTCATATTGTAGATAATGAAGGTAAGAAATGCGATAAGATTAAAGCAATGGGAGTATCATTAAAAAAATCTACATTGCCTAAAGAATATCAAGTAAAACTTACTGAATATATTGAACGATTATTAAAAGGTGATTCTTGGGATAATATTGCCAGGGATATAGTAGACTATAAACAAGAGTTATCTGAGATTGATAATATAATGAGAATTGGTTTACCAATTGGTGTAAAAAATATTGAAAAATATACTAATGATTATCTCTTTGAAATTAAAAATGCTAAAGATTATAGAGATGGTAATACTTACAAAATAAAACATGAAAATAAAATTGATCCATTAACCAAACATTATAAACCTGGGTTTGAGAGACATAATATTGAAGGCGAATTATGTAGTGATGGTAATTATTTAAGTAATGGTAAAACTATCAATTTAGAACCATGGACTGCTAGATTACCAGGCCATGTTGCTGCGAGCATACATTGGAATAAAATGTTAGTTGAACATGAAGATCATGAAAGTATTCAAATTACATCTGGAACTAAAATTAAAGTTTATTATTTAAAAAGAAGATTTTTTGATAAGTTTAAATCTATTGCTATACCAACAGATACAACACAAATACCAGAATGGTTTATATCAGACTATAAAGATTTTGTTGATGTAGACGCTCAGTTAGAACGATTAATAGATAATTCTTTAAAAGGTATATTTGGAGCCATTGGTAAAGAAGTACCAACTGCACAAGGATTATTAATTGATGATTTATTATCATTTTGATTTACAAGTTATTAATAGGTATATAAAATGAAAGATACAAAAGTTACAAAACATATAAAAGAAATAAATTCAGCAAGTGAGATGGATTTAATCGAATATAACTTCGATGAATTTTTTACAGTTGTTGAAGAAATGCGAGATGCTATGTTTTTATTTATTGATAGGGTAGATAAAGGACAAGTCCGCAGCACTAAAACCTATAACCAATTCAAAACCATATTAGGAATAAAATGAATATTACACATGATACATTACTACAAATTGAAAATATAATCAAGTCAGCAAAATTGGTTGATGTCACAGAATTAATCGTTGCAAATGATTTAGTTCGTGGTATTAATAAATCTAAAACTGCTTTTATATTATCTGATTTAGAACTTCCTGATGATTTTGCAACATTAGCAATTAATCGTCCTGATATCTATACATCTAGATTTAATCTAGTAAAAGATATGGATAGTTGTAAAACTACTGCTAAAATCAAACAAAAAGATGAAGATGAATTCATTGAACAACTTGATTTCAAGGCTAAAGGTGTTAAAGTTCAATTTAGATGTTGTAATCCATCAATGATATCAGCACCTAAATCTATTAATGATAAAGAATTCTATACAATTAAATTTTCCCAGGATGCAGTAGATACTTTAGTGAAAGCTTGTTCTTCAATCGATACACTAAATATTAAACTATCTGGAACAGAAGAAGGTTTATCTTATGAATTAATTGATTTATCAGGTGATACTATCGTTCTAACTTCTGATTCTCAGATTTCATGTGAAGATGATAAATTTAACTTTAACTTTAGTTTTGTACAAAAACCATTTTTACAGCTATTGAAAAACTGTGAAAACTTTGAATTTACCTTGGGTTCTAAAGGCGTATTCAAAATCAAAGTAAACAATATTTACTTTTACTTACTACCACAAATTTAATCAGGGAGTCTTATATGCCATTTGGATATAAATCAAAAAAGACTAAATTAAAAGAACAAGCAGCAGTGGATGCTGCTGAAGCTGCTAAAATTAAGCAACTTAAAGATGATAAAATTCTTTTAGAAGCTAAACAAATTATTGAAGATAAAAAAATTGCTGAAGAAAAAGCGAAAGCAGAACCATTTCTTAATCTTAAGGGATTAGTACAACAATCAGATGGTAAAATTAAAATTGATTTGGATTGGGACGATGCGTTTATTAAAAAGTTAAAGGAATCAGGTTATACCGGTCCTGATGAAAATGCGATTATTCAAAAATATCTATTAGAATTAACATCTGAAATAGCTGATGATATGGGCGGCGATTCTGAATATGAGTAACCATTATTTAATAATAGACATATCAAACGTTGCTCATATGTGTAGGCATCAAAATAAAGATGCTGACGCTGATACTGCTGCAGCTTTAACCATGCATGTCATGTTTCAAATGATTAAAAAATATTATAAGAAACTTGGACCTACACATTTAATTCTAGCATTTGATAAACATAATTGGCGAAAGGATTATACACAATCTGATAAATGTGTTTCAGGTAAAATTTATAAAGGTGATCGTAATCAAAACTTAACAAAATCTGAACAAGCATCTCTGGACCATTTCAGAGAAAGTTTAGATAAATTTGAAGAATTGATTACGAAACATACTGGAATAATTGTATTCTCCGCTGATGGATGTGAAGCTGATGATTTTATTGCTAGATTTTGTCAAAACTACGGAACTGATCATAAAGTAACAATTTTATCATCTGATAAAGATTATGTACAATGTTTAACTAATCCAAAAATTAAATTAATGAATCCTCTTCAGGAAAAATATCGTACTTTGGAAGATTATAATTATGATGTTGATTGGCACAAGTTCTTTAAGTTTATAAGAGCTAATGAAGATAATATTCAATGTGCATTTCCAAGAGTAAGAAAAACTAGATTAGAAAAAGCTTACAATGATGATTTCGAAATGGTCAATCTTTTAAATGAAGAATGGACAAATCCAGACGGTAAAACCTTTATAGTTGGAGAACTATATAAGGAAAATTGTTTATTAATGGATCTTAGTTTGCAGCCTGATCATATTAAGGAATTAATGGATAATGTTATTGAAGAATCTTTGGAAAATCCTGGTAGATATTCACATTTCCATTTCTTAGCATTTTGTGGTAAATTTGAACTTAAGAATACTGCAAAATTTATAGATTATTTAATACCAATTTTACATAACAAGCCACCAAAAACTCAAGAAGAATTTTACTCATGACAGATAAACCAATATTAGCAGTATTAACCCATAAAATAACAAATCTATACCATGGAGCAATCTATGTTAATAGACCCACTCCTAGTGGCTGTGATAGATGGTTATTACAAACTACTACTAATGAAGGTTATCAAACAAGTAGATCTGCCGCTTTAATAATGAATGAAAGATTTCCAGAATATGTCCAAATTGAAATAGATGAAGATG